TAATTCATTTGCTTTTTGATTACCTGCAGCTAATCTATCTTCTTTACTAGCACCTGTATCTGCATCATTATATACTTCTTTACTGACTACATTTTTACCCTGAGATACTATGCTGTTTATACCTTCTTCACTAGTAAAGTATTCTTTTTCAAATTCTCTCGCATTCATCCCAATTGTTGGTGAGTTTGTAATTGGTGTAAATGTTTTAGTCTTTGGATCATATGTTCCTACCTGTCTATCTCTTCCAAACTCTTCATTCCATACTTCTGTTTCTCCAGTTTCTTTATTAACTAGAAGAAAATATTTTTCATTCTTACCTTTACCACCTGGTATTGGTTTGAATTGATATTTCGTATTGTCGTTGCCGTAATGTGTATCTGGCTTGTGAGTTCCACCAATTAACATTTATTCTATAACTTTTTTTTATTATTTAGCGAGGATTGAGTATGTATTTCCCATAAGGGATAGCAAGGAGGTCATCAAGTTCATTTCGTTGGACAATATAGAGTTGTCCTGCTAGTTCATTCCATGTATAGTTTCTATATTTTCTCCAATGAAAGTTAAGTCCTCGGAATCCCCATGAGAATAATTCTACACAGGCAATCAAAGGATGCTGATCATATGATTCACCAGGAGTTTTAGCATTATATACAAAGGTATAGAAATTTCCTACATCAGGAACAGGAGTAACTGTGTCATTCAGTGCATCCATAATCTCCAGCATCATTTCTTCTGGATCATTAGTTCTATTGTTTAAGTCACTGAGAAATTGTCGAATACGATTATCTTCTGCTTCTTCAGCAGCATTGAATCCGAAAGAGTCTGTCATGATGCTACACCAAGTTCTCTTTCAGTAATAATTTTAAATTGAATTCTTTTATCTTTACACCATTCATTAGCTGCTTGCCATTTTGCTTGGTTTGTAGCATATGTTTTACATTCGTGAAGGTATGATGGAGTCACCTTTTTTCTTTTCCTCGGTGGTTTGGTTTGTTTAAATGGTTTGACTTCAATTACATAGGTTTTAATTTTACCTGAGTTTTCTTTTACCTTAATGATAAAATCTGGATAGTAACGACGGGTCTTACCATCAGGAGCAATGTATGGTATAAAGAACTCTTCACTTCCCCATTGTATAATATTTTCATTTAGATCACAGTAACCACAGAATTTACTTTCCCAAGAACTACGACAGATAATATTATTAATATTACCCTTGTATTTTTTTGGATTCTTTGGTTTGTAAATACTCTTTTTACTCTCTGACATACATAATAAATAACATAGTAAGTCAAATATTATTTAGAGATGGCAAAGTTGGGGGTAACACCAACCCATAAAAAGGTAGATGATTTAAAGAAGACTATATTATCACCCTCATTAACTCCGTATTTTGAGGTTCAAATTCCTGTGCCAAGTTTTTTGTCTGATTTAAATTCAGGATCAACACCTGCATATAATTATTTGACATTGTTATGTACGGAAGCAGTATTACCAGGAAATAATTTAATAACATTTAATGTAGATAATGATTACACTGGTGTCACAGAAAAGATGCCACATAGAAAAGTATATGATCAGGAGTTGCAATTAACTTTTTATGTTAATGCAGGAGAAGATGCTTATTATCCAATAAGATTTTTTGAAAGTTATATTTCATATATTGCAGGAGAGGATCCTAGTAATGCACAGTCAATGGAGAAACTAAAACTGCAAAATTATTTTTATAGAATGTCTTATCCTGATGATTATATGATAGATGGGTTGTATATTAAAAAGTTTGAGAAAGGTGGAAAGTTTGTTCCTACAAAAAATAAGGTTAATCCAGTAGATAATAGGCAATTAACATATGAGTTTATTAGGTCTTATCCTACAGCTATTAATAGTATGCCAGTCACATTTGGAGAAGTGGATGTTTTAAAATGTACTGTTACTTATTCTTATATACGATATATTCAACATAATACATTTAAGACATCTAGAATAGAACCTACTTTATCTAATATAGTTGCTAGTGTTCCTAATACTGATCCTCTTGATCCAGAAAATAATATATTAAGTAAAAGTCAAGAACGGCAAGCAATTCATCCTGGTGGATTTAGTGCAGCAGTAGCACAAGAAGATTTAACTGTACGTGGAGGTAAGACTAGATCCGAATTAAGAAGAGAACAAAATCCAAACTTTGGAACAGGTTCAAGGGAAGATCCTAGTACTCCAGCAGGACAAATAGAGAATAAGAAAAAATCAAATTCTTATAGATCTCCAAGAAGTAGAAGAAGATAAAAAAACCCCTATAAATAAATACACTGACATTGTTATAAACATATCATGCCATTACCAAAGATTGCGACTCCGACTTATGAGTTGGAACTACCTTCTACACAAAAGAAAGTTAGATATAGACCTTTTTTAGTTAAAGAAGAAAAGGTATTGTTAATAGCTCTTGAAAGTGAAGACACAAAGGAAATTACTAATGCTATTAAAGCAGTAATTAAAAATTGTGTTTTGACAAAGGGTATTAAGGTTGAGACATTACCTACTTTTGATATAGAGTATTTGTTCTTGAACATTCGTGGTAAGTCTGTAGGTGAAACTATTGAAGTTAATTTAATATGTCCTGATGATGGTGTTAGTGAGGTTAAAAAGAATATTCCTATTGATGATATTAAAATTCAACGTACTGATAGTCATACCAATCAGATAAAACTTGATGATAATATCATGATGGAATTGAAGTATCCTTCTTTAGAGCAATTCATTAAAAACAATTTTGATTTTAGTGAAGGTGCTAATCAGATGGATCAATCATTTGAATTGATTGGGACATGTATTGATAAGATCTATACCGAAGAAGAGGTATGGACAGCATCTGATTGTACTAAGAAAGAGTTGACTGAGTTTCTTGAGTCAATGAATTCCTCTCAGTTTAAAGATATTGAAAATTTCTTTGAGACTATGCCTAAATTATCTCATACTATTAAGGTAAAAAATCCTAATACTGAAAAAGAAAGTGATGTGGTTCTTGAAGGGTTAGCATCTTTTTTCGCTTAGCTCTAGTGCATTTGAGTCTTGAGGGTTACTTCAAACTCAGTTTTTCGTTGATGCAATATCATAAATATAGTTTGACTGAAATTGAAAACATGATGCCTTGGGAGCGAGACATTTATGTGATACTTCTTCAACAACATCTTGAAGAGGAAGAAAGAAAGCAAAAGCAACAGCAGAATGCCTAAGACTTTATCTCTATTAGCAGTATTAAAGAAAGTTGATGCCAAGGGTGTAAAGTCCTTATCCAATGCTCAATGGGATACTTTTCTTGCGTCTGATACTGAACCAAATGAGATAGAGGAGAAGATTAAAAAGTTAGAAGGATATGAGAATACAGGTGCTGCTTATGATAAGACAGGGGAATTGATACCTGAAGATAATAATGCAATGATTGCTCGGTTTAGAGCTAGGACTGGTCGTGGTGTTGGAAGAGAATCTTTAAAGGTAAAGAAAAGCAAAATAAATATAGGAGAATTTTTAGGTAGAGATAAGGAGTCTCAAAAACTTTTAACTGGAACAGTAGATAAATCACAAAATCCACCTATTGATTTTGATCAAAAGGATGTAAAGACACCTGATAAAAAGAAAATAGCATCTGTTGGGTTAGTTGATACTATAGATACAATTGCAGAAACAGTTGCAAGAATAGAAACTACATTAATAAGTCAGAAAAAATTTGATGAAGACAAACAAAAAAATGATAAACAACTTTTAGAAAATTTAAAGAGAGATGATGAGGAGAGTAGATTAGGTAAAGTAACTGGGTTTTTAAAGAAGACAGGTGATAAAATTATTGCTCCTGTTCAAAATATATTTGGTCAGATATTTGGGTTTATAAAAAAATTAATTCTAGGAAAAATACTTTTAAATATAATTAAGTGGTTTGCTAATCCTGCTAACCAAGGAAAACTTGATAGTGTTATTAAATTCTTTAGCCAAAACTGGAAAAAGTTATTAAGTTTATATCTTATCTTTGGAACTGGTCTAGGTAGATTTGTAAGATTCATAACCAAAGTAGCAATAAAAGGTACAATTAAATTAATTGCACTTCTTGCTAAGCTTGCATGGGCAAAGAAGATTAAGGGAGCATCAGGAATTGCTAAATTTTTTGGTGGTAAAAAAGGAGCAATACTAGGAACTGCTCTCACTGGTTTAGCTACAGTTGGCATGTATGGTGGTATGAATAAAATGCTAGGTGGTGGTGAGGAAGAGGAACCACAGAACTTTAATAAGGGTGGAAAGGTTCGTGGACAAGGTGATAAGGATACTGTTCCTGCTATGCTAACTCCTGGTGAGTTTGTTATGTCTAAGGGTGCTGTGCAGCAGTATGGT